TTCAAACTCTTGTCTGAATTGTTCTTCAGAGGTGTTACGGACAGTTTCTTCTTTCCATGCCGCATCTCGGCCAGGTACTTGTGACCAATGGACTTCAAGTGGTTTGTAAGTTGAACGGCCTTCTTCAGCATCTACCCACATCTTATAGAAGTGGTTCAAACCATAAGGTGTAGAAACGATAATAACTTTTGTCGTTTTACCAGATGAAATCACAGGGTAGGTAGATGTAAAGAACTCATCAGCCATATTCTTAGGAACGAAAGCAAATTCGTCCAAGAAAATTAAGTTGTATGAGCCTCCACGAACACCAGATGCTGATGTTGCAAATGCAGCAATCTTAGATTTGTTTTCTAGTTCAATGTTACCTTTGTTCCAAACAATAATACCTTGTTGCAACCATAGAGGCAAATACTCATACGCATATTGAATGCGGCCTAGAATGTCACGAGCAAGAGAACCTTTGTTGGCCAAAATGGCAATACTGTAGTCATCTTGGAACAAAACTGACCAAAGCATATAACCGACAGTTGTAGTTGTTTTACCAACCTGTCGAGGCATCTTTGCAATACAAAAACGATTGTTGTGAAATGTTCTGACCATGTCCTCTTGGAACGGCCACATCTCAAATGGAATTAAACCACGGTCAACGTTAACAATCTTAACATAAGTCTTAATGAAGTAGACCGGGTCTTCAGTACATTTTATAATTTCAGCAACTTGTTCCTCAGTATAGGACAGTTCAACGCCTGTCCTTTTGAGGTTGGAATTTCCCAGATACCCGCCAGCATCAACCATTATTTAAACCCATTCTTTTTTGGTAAGCTAATTTTGTTGCTTCAGAAATTTTTAATTTTTGTTCTAAAGTTCTTTTTTTACCTGAGTTGGATTTTGATATTTTTGTTTTTGTTTCTTCTGTAATGGTACGTTTTTGTTTTTTTGAAGCTTCAGAAATTTTAGCTTTATGTTCGGCCGTAAAAGGTTTTCTTTTAATACCAATTAATGCTTTAGATAATTTTATTCTTGTATCATTGGTAATTATTTTACCTTTTGCTTTTTCTGACATTTTCTTTTTAGAATCAGGTGTGTGTTTTAATCCAGACACACCTTCACCACCACTTGTAATATTTACCAATTTTATACCAAGTTTTTTATACTTATCAATAAGTTCTATTTCTATCAACAAAGAAAGTTCTTCATCTAAATTACTATATAAAATTTGAGATGAAAAACCAGCTTTATTAACAACATTGTGCCAATATCGATTTCGGTTATTTTTTTCGGAATGCCTATTATTTTTTCCTTTGCCAACATAAAATATCAGATTTTCATCTAATCGAGTATGTTGATATACATAATATAAATCCATAATTATTTCGTGATACTACGAAGCATCCATGATTTCTTCTGATGAGCACCTAATAGGTCTTGCAAGAAGTTGCCAACCGCAGGTTCACCAGCCTCATCTGCCAAAACAATACCTGCACGAAGTTGCATAATGTATCTATCATTATCCATCTTTAAAGTGGTCATCATGGTCAATGCATCAGGCACAGTAGTTGCTTCTTCTACAGCAGATAGTTCTAAGAATCTACTGAAAGAACCTGGTGCATATGCATTTAAATAACGAATGTGTTCGGCAATCGGATCATTCTGAGCAAACACTTCAGTATAAAATGTATCAAGAAAACCATGGAATTGTGGAAAATCATTACCTTCAACATTCCAATGATAGTTGTGTGCTTTCAAATACAGGCCAAAGTTGGTGCCTAGAATAACTTTTAGTTGTTCGATTAATTGTTCCATAGTATCCTTATTTATTGTTCTTTAAAAACTTGACCAGTTCTGTGGTTGAACCAACAAATACTGCCTTATCTACATTCACATCACCACTTCTTTTAGCGGCCTGTGGGTCTAAATCTTTTTTGCGCTTCTGAATCTCCATCAAATCTTTATTCAAGTCTGATAGGTTCTTAATCAAATTGGCGGCAACTTCATATGCCCTTGGATGTTCTGACTCTTTGGCAACATTCAGAATGCCATCAACTGCTAAATTACCCTTTTCAATCAACTCACGGATATTTTGTCTAGCAAAATCAGCATCATCATTTACCACAGTGTTTGTAACTGGTACAATCTCTGTTGCAATTGTTTCGATAGGTTCTAAATCTAAAACCTCCGATAAAGTTTCATTTAGTTTTTTCATATCAATGTGTCAGGCCATTCAGTAATTTCATCAATAAATCCAAATTGGTCATCTGGTGCTGTATTAGCAGGATCAGGTCTAACAATAACCTCAGCTGCATTCAACGGCGTCAAATCTAAACTGATTACTTTGTACCTTGAATTGGTGTAATCACCAAGAACAAAGTCGTTAGCAGTTACCAAACTACTTAGTTCGCCAAGGACTAGAACACCGTTTTCTGTGTTACTGAAGTAAACAACCTTACCAGTAACGTCTTTATTTTCAACTCTGATTGTTTCGCCTGTGGTGAACACATTGTTACCATTGGCATAGTCAACATACATTCGTTGAGCATCACGGCCTTGTGTATCGATAAAGATATTAGTCTTTGTGTAACCATATGCACTAGCAGTTGTACTGTAGGCACCAATTAAACCACCACCAGATTTGACTGGTGGCCAAATGTAACCTTTGACTGTGAATGTCAAGTCCCAAACAATCAATCTGGTTGTAGAAAAGTCACCTTCATATTCAACGTTAGTAGCTACTGACTCTAATTTAATTGGAAGGTCATACTTCTGATTCATGCCAGGAATAAAATCAACTGTAACATTAAAATCAGGTGTAAAGAATGGCAAAATCTGTTCTATGATTTGTGTACCATCTTCTGTGTTTCGCACATAGATTGATAAAGAAAACTCATAGTCATATGGTACAGGTGCATATTGTGTCTTTAGGCCATTGTTAGCATCAAGAGCAAAATTCTGTAACGTAGATACTTTTTTTCTACTTGAGTCATATGCCATACCAGTCATCTCAAATGAAATGCGTGGCACATGAGTGGCAATAGACCTTGTTAAATCGGGGTCACTTGTAATACGTGTGATGTATTGTTCTTTTGGTCCATATGAAAGAGGTACTTTATATGTCTCATAAGATTGATTAACGTCTTTGTTGTAACGAACAATTTGAATGTCATTAAACAAAGTGCCAAAAGCCACTACGATTTTACGTATGGTTCTGTTGTAAAAGTGTTGGTTTCCTAGCATAGTCGCTTATTTATTATATTCCAAACCGACCCCTGTGAGCAGCAAAGTTTTGAACAACCTCACTTGCGGTTAAGCAACGGTTATACACTTTAGCAATTGCAATATTTCCTGGAAAGTGATTAGCCCAACTACCCGTTGGAATATTTAAAAACAATGGATTGGAATGAGTTACAGTATCGGTTGTTCTCACAGTACCGCTGCCATTAGTATTTAAATTGCCATCAATGTATTGAAAAACATTTCCATTTGTTCTATCAATTATTCCTACCCAATGATGCCATCGATTAGCAACAAGAATGGCTGATGTATTAAAGGCTTCTTGGCCAGTAGAATCTGCTGTTGTAAGGTGGACATATTGTGATGAATTTAACCATGCAGCATACGTTCTTGTATTTTGGTCTCCAGCCGCATTCATTTTATTGATAATATTGCTCCACCCGCTAGAAAAACTAAAGGAATTTACTTTAAACCATGCTTCTAAAGTCATAGTCCGTCTAATGTCTAAAGATGCTGCATTCCCACAATTCACACAATCATTTACTCCATCAAAAGAAAACGTGCCTGCATTACCAGAGTTATAAGCTGCACCACCTACTAATGTACCATTATTTCCAAGGCCACTCATGTCGGTCCAAGTATTTCCAGTATTGGCAAAACTCTTACTATTAGCCGCATCTAGGTAAAATACTAACCCACTCTCGATGCCATTAGGTCCTGATTGTACACTCATACGTTAAACCTTCCACGCATAGCATTAAAATTCTGCTGAACTTCTTGTAATGATAATTCTCTATTGTAGATTCTAGTAAGTCCAACTCTACCATTTAACATTTCATCACCACCAGGATGGTTGTTACCAATTGTTAGGTAGGCACTAGCAACGGCCGGCAATGTAGTTATTCCAAATGCATTCGTGCTATTTACAAGCACACCATTGATATACATTTTTGCTGTACCGCTAGCAAACGTAACAACCACATGATACCAATTTCCTGCACTAAGAGTAGATCCATTGTAAAGTTGATACCACGTTCCTGGCCAGTTACTACTGAATACGAACTGGTTACCACTTGAGGTCCATAATGCATATTGTTCGGCAGCATCAGTACCGTATGTTAGCACACCCCCAATGTTATTCCATGTAGTTGGATATACCCATGCTTCTAATGTAAGGTTGTTTGTAATATTTAGCGCACTATAAACAGGATGCTGAAAAAACTGCGAGCTCGCAGAAGCCATATTAAAATAGCCACCATTATTACTACTGAATTGAGGACCGTTGGTAGCGACAGAAGATCCGCCACCAATCATATCAGTCCACGTGTTACCTGTTCCAGAATAACTTTTGGAATTAGCCGCATCCAAATATAATACTAAACCCTTAGTTGTGATTGAGGGTGAATGTGCTAATGCCATTATATGTTAAACCTTCCACGCATAGCATTAAAATTCTGTGACACTTGATTTTGAGTAAATCCTATATTATAAGCTGTGACTACTGCAATCCTACCATCTAACTCAGGCGTACTAATGGTGGATCTAGTTCCTATTGTAATGGGAGAACTATTCTCACTTCTGGCCACTGTTAAAGAAGAAAATAAAATAGAATTTATAAAAACTCCATTTATATACAAGCTTGCGGTTGTTCCATCTCCAGTCCACACAACGTTATACCATTGCCCTGGAGTAGCATTGTAATATACTCTTGCAGTGCTTCCGGCTGGATTACTACCAACGTTGGATGCTGATATTCCTAGAATTTCATTTGTTGCCTCCATCCAAATGCCATTGGTGGAATTTGAATACGACCCTCCATTTGCTTTTTGTATGAGTGTAGCATAATCTACATATTCATCTACAACAAACCATCCACTTAGGGTGAATGTTGTTGAAGCTCCAAACACTTGGCTTGAGATTGCTGCATCATGAGGAATCGTAGCATAACTATCGGTTGTTCTGTTAAAATCTAAACAACCACTTTTTTCTGAGCTATACGCTACTCCGTTAAGTAACGTAGCGTTACGACCATTGCCGCTTATATCAAACCATGTGTTACCTGATCCGGGATAGGATCGTAAGTTAGCAGCATCAAGATGAAGCATCAATCCACTCTTTACTATTTTTGGATTATATCCAACACCCATATTAAAACTCCTTATGGTTCACCAAAAGGATTATGTTCTGTGAAGTCTATAATTCCATCAGCTTCAGATTCAATTCTTGCATTGTCAACCACATCTTCAAACGCATTGTTCATTGTGGCAGTATCAGAAATTGTATTGATAATCCATTGAGCACCACTTGTGTTACCAACCACATTGCCAGAAACAAAATTGCCTTGTACTCTAATCACATCAACGTGGATGTTTGGAGTCAAATCATGTACTACAGCCTGTGCTGTTGAGAATGACAAATTAGGACCTTGATAAATGATTTCGTCATTTACAAACTTACCTGTACCTGTACTGAGAGCAATACGTGTTCTTGGATAAGCATCTCTAATTTGTTCATCAACTTCTTTAATACCAGTATCAACAATCTCATTAGAGAATACGAACTGTTTGAGTTTCAAGGCATAAACATAAACGTTGGCACCACGACCACGGCCTAATGTATAGAACATTGCTTGGTCGTTCTCATGTTCCACCATAGTAATCTCAAAGAAGTTTTGCACCAAAGGAATATAAATTAAATCGCCTTCAAAAGGTCTAGGTTGTGGAACTGTAGATTTAAACCTTCTGCGGGAAACTAATAGAGTAATTTCATCTCTGATTTCTAAGCCAAACTTAGAGATAAAGTCGCCTTCACCATCCATACCTGTAATGTTTTCCATATACAATTCAATAGCATACGCCTCGGTATACTGTTTGAGTGTATCTTCACCATAGATATAATCTACTTGGTCACGACTAGACCTTGGTAAGTAGAATACATCCATGCCATTGATTTTTAAGGCCTCAATTAAGAGGTCTTCAACCAGCAATTGCTCAGAAGTAATCTGAGTTGGAAAATTATTAAAGTATAGATTTGTTGCCATGTTTTAACCAATAAACATCTCGCCTGGAAGTACATTGTAAGATTGCATTTCTTCTTCAATCTTATCAATCTCCGTCTGTGCTTCTGCCATGATTCTTGGACCATCAAGTGTGACACCACCAGGTAATTGAATGCCAGCAAACTTACTTAGGTTTGAACCCCATTGGTATTTAATTTTGGCTGTTGCATACTGCTTCAAGAACCTATCGTTCCAAACATCTGAAACACCAATCTTAGTGGCAGTTACATTAGTTAAATCTGAGCCTAATGGATTCATCAATTGTATCTCAGTTGGGTTCTTAATGTGTCTCACTTGTTTCTCAACACCACCAATTGTGATAATGTCGTTCTCAAGGATTTCTTGGTCAAAGATTGTACTAGTTCCTGTAACTGTATTAGAAGTGGCATTACCTGTTAGTGTACCAGTTAGTGTGATTGTATCTGGTACCAATGAGCGGTAGCATTCAACAATAACATATTCGCCAACTTCTCTATCTCTTGACCAATCAATGTCAAGGAATAGTTTGTTTTGGTGGCGATTAAATCTAAACTGTGGAGTACCAGAGAACAACATATTCAATGTCTGAATGTGTTGCATCGTAATCTCATATGACACATACGATACCGATGTGAAGTCATATAGGTCGTGCAGACGCAACTGGTAACGCAAGTCGAACATATTGATTGATGAATTAGAATCATCAAATGGTAAAACTTTTGTAACAAAGATGACCGAATCTGGACAATAAATCCAGCGGCGTTCAATATCTTCTGCCGTGATTCTGTGCTTCATAAAAATCTTCTCACAACCATCAAAGTGATAGTCATGGAAAAACTGTAAAGCATCATCAATACGATCCTCAATTTGGTCATCATCAACGTTAATGTCAATCACAGGCCAACCGAGTCGGCGCAGGCAATAATCTTTGAATAGTTTTCGTGTTGTAGGTTTTGCCATTTTTTATCCTAAAGCGATTGATAGTGCCAATACATCAGCAATTCCTGCACCAGCTGATGTTTGTTTTGTGCCATCGGTGAATGTGATACCATTACTTGTAGCACCAGTCAAGTAGATTCCACCACTATAAACGTTGCCTCTAATACCAGCACCACCATACACAATTAAAGAACCTGATGTGTTTGTTGTGGCGGCTTGAACGTTGGCAACATTAACACCTGATGCTGCATTAAAAAAGACACGTAAATCACCAAAATCATTATAAATTTGGCCTCTTATTACTAAGTTATAACCAGTTTCAACATATGTATTGGTTAATAGAGACAGATATGTTCCAGTGAACTGAACACCACCAAATTGATTGCTTCTATGAAAATAGTTATCAGTCCAACCTAATCGATAAGAACTACCACTACCTGAACCTGTAAAATTGTTTGCAGAGGACATGAACAGATTACCTGTTATGCCTAAGCCACCATTCAGTACAAGAGAACCAGTTGTATTTGAAGTCGATGCAACTGTGGAGTAAATGTTTACTTTACCATTAATACCTTTTGGTACAATGTTAATGTCTGAGTTAGCATCAACACCTTCAACAGTAATGAAAACACCGTTAGCATTTACACCAGTATTTCCTGGTCTAACTTGAATATAGTTATTAGCAGATACGCCTGTATTATATGGAGGTGCAACTGTAAACGCAAATGTTCCGTTTTGTGGTCCAAATGAAATAACACTTGTGCCATCAGATAAACTGAATCCTAAATTACCTGCTGTCGTTTTATGGAGAGCTCTAGGAGTATCAGAACCATTTATTCTCAACCCTGCTAAGTTTGAATATCCATTAACAAATAGTGACCAAGGTTGATTTCCACTCCAACCATTTGTTTGATTGATGTAAACTAATGCATTTGCACCAGAGTTTGTACCACCATCACCAAAAGTATTAGCAGAAATATAAAGTGCTGAACCACCCCTATTGTAGAAGTTGCCACCTATACCAGCACCACCATTTAATATCAACGCACCTGATGAGTTTGAAATAGCCGCATTAGTGCAAGCAACATATACACCTCTGTCGGTGAAAATCGTTGCGCCATTATATGTTGCTGTCAAGAATAGGTTAGCAGTTGTGGAATTAGGTGAACTTAGTTTACCGCCAACCAACAAATCTCCATTATAATATACTTGACTAGCATCAAAATCAAAATTGGATGTTGAACCACCTTGTAATGCTCTTAATGTTCTGCCGTTTGTTCCACCAAATGCAATTGCACCACTTGTAGAAGTATTAGTAACAATCAAACCATGTGAACCGGTTGCATTGATAACCAAGTTGCCGGTCATCGTATCGCCAGTTTTTAATACTCGATTATTAGCTGCGGTAAATGCTGCCGTAATGCTATTGTTCTGAGTTGTATCAATTAATAAACTTTGGTTAGCAACTGCAAACGCTGCAGTAATACTATTGTTTTGAGTTGTATCAATCAGTAAAGATGCGTTAGCTATTAAGAAGGCCGCATTAGCATAATTTGAAGCCGCTAGAGCATTCACGACAGCAAGGTTAGCCTGTGTGAATGAGGCTGTGATGCTATTGTTTTGTGTAATGTTTGTTGTACCAGCCGCATTAGCTGCTGCAAAAGCACCGTTAGCATAAATGCCAGCCGACTCTGAGCCAATAAAATATGCACCAGTTGCTGAACCACTATTTGCTTGCCACTTACCAGCAGATTCTATCCATAATAGAGATGCATTTGCTAGTGTGTTGCCTCTGTTAATTTCAAAACCAGCATTTTCAGATGGTGTTACTGAAACAGGGAGTTCAGCATTCAACGTAATGATGTTGTCACCAAGTTGGACATTTATGGTGTTTGCATACGTTGTTTGACCACTAATTGTCAAATTACCAGTAACAACTAAATCACCAGTAATTGTGCCACCTGCATTAGCACTGATAGAGTTATTGGCTCTAGTGAAGGCAGCTGTGATACTATTATTCTGTGTTAAGTCTGTTGCAGCTGATAGTGTAGCTGCTGAATTGGCTGCTAAGAAAGCAGCTGTGATACTATTATTCTGTGTTAAGTCTGTTGCAGCTGATAGTGTAGCTGCTGAATTGGCTGCTAAGAAAGCAGCTGTTATGGAATTGTTTTGAGTTAAATCGGTAGCAGCTGATAATGTAGCCGCTGAATTGGCTGCTAAGAAAGCAGCTGTTATGGAATTGTTTTGAGTTAAATCGGTAGCAGCTGATAATGTAGCCGCTGAATTGGCTGCTAAGAAAGCAGCCGTGATACTGTTATTCTGTGTTGTATCTATGCCATTAATTAAGTTGGCTGAAGTAAATGCGGCGTTAGCATGGTTGAATGCTCTGCCTGCAAAACCAATGATGTTGACACCAGTGTCGTAAACACCACCAGAATATACGTTACCTGAAACACCAAGACCGCCAGCAACAGTCAGAGCACCCGTTGTATTGCTAACCGAAGTAGAAGTACCTTGAACAGTCAGATTTCCTTGCAGAGTTCCATTGCCTGTTGCATCAGCAATAGTAAGACGATTTACACCCTGAGTTTGAAAAAAGATGTTTGAATTATCTGCTTGATTAAACACAGCGCCAGATCCAGTAGCAGTAATTTTTAATCTAGCTGCTGAGTCATTTGGTGCAGAAATTCCCAATTGGCCATTAACTGTGGCGTTTGTAACACTAAGGTTACCTGCAATACCAACACCACCAGCAACAGTCAGAGCACCCGTTAAATTACTGGTTGATGCAATAGTATTAGAAATGTTTACACTACCGTTAATTGTAACATTACTTGTAATTTGAGATGCTAATGCAATGCTACTATTTGACTGGCCAAGTGTTAATGTTTTTCCTGCCAGCGCTCGAACTGAACCATTTTGTTCAAAAATAATATCAACCGAGGTAATACCATCGCCGACATAGATGTCAGAAGCAGTATCACCCAGAGAAATATCTCCACCGGGGTTAAATATTTGCAAATTGCCAAAGTCATCAAGTTGAATATAGGCGTCAACATTGCCGCTATCATCCTTGAAGTCTATAAGACCGCTTGCCGGGGTAATTACTACATTTTTTGGCATTTATTTTAATCTTCCACCTAGTCTTAATCTTCTTTGTAGTTGTGCCAGTAAACTTCCAGTTCCAATCAAGGCCTGGTTAGATTGGCTACCATTAATTGAAGCAAATGCTGGTACAGCATACGGTTTATCTAATGTAACATTAATATTTTTCATCCAGCACCCCTCAGAAGTGGTAGCAGAGTCATGATGAACACCTATGTTTATGAAACGAGAAAATGCAACTGGAGCAATTGTTAACTCAAGGGTTTCATAAGCACTGGTTGCTGCAGCACTAAATCGTGTGGATTGTGTACCTCCAGCCATCCAAGTACTGTAATTTCCTCCTGCATTGCTTAGCTGATTAGGTGTAGTTCCAGAAACAACATCTCTTGCTTCGAATGTAGGATATGCACCAGAAAATCCTGGTGCTAATTTAATTTGCGCTCTTGCTCTTGCCGTAACACCTGCTGGAATAAAAACTGATTCAAACCACCCACTCCCGTAGTCGGCTCCATCCGCTATCCAATAAACTCTCCATGCGTTTTCAACCGCATCCCAAAATCTTACCGAAAGATAATTTTGTTGATAGATAGCATCGTATTCCATATTATGTTCAATAACATTTCCAGAAGCACCATTGTGCCCTCTATCAATATGACCACCGTGATAACTTCCTCTAACCTGAAGATTATTAGCTGCAGGCGAATAACCACTGGCAAAATTAAATATAGAATATATTAAAGTGTTAGCATTGTACGGATCCATTTCCATACCTCTTCTGTTACCTGTGTGTTTATGTTTATAGTAGGCTCTAAAAAAACCACTAACAAAATTAAGGTAGTCAGTACCATCAGAAATATAATGATGAATTCCTATATTACCATCATACCAATGGAATCTACCTGCTCTAACTGAACGAGAAACATAAACATAACCAACTTCTGCCCACTCACTACCTCCTTCTAATCTACACCCCCATGCTTCACTAGCAACTGATATACTGTTGTAGAGAGCCATACCTTCTCGATACCATAAAACATATGAAGCGTTAAATCTACCTTGTACATGACTACATCTTATCTGGTCATATCTACCATAAATCCAAAATCCACCTAAATCACGGGTAGAGTTTGAGCCTGTCATTACAATGCCTTCTAACCAAGAATTTTGACTGTGTGCTGGTACAGTATTTGTTAAAGTAACAGACAAACTCACATTGGCTTTCCAATTACCAGCAGCTAGATATAGACCTCCTTCTGCTTGACCTTGACTACTGCCTGCATACTTTAAATAAACATCTTTAAAAATTATTGCTCTTGAGTAATTGGTGCCACCTGGTTCAATATACACTCCATAATAGTCGGTGTTTGGAGTAACTGGTTCTATAACTACATCTCGTGTCAAACGATTGACCAATGCCCCAGAAACTACATTGTAACCAATAGCGGCAGTGAGGGTAATAACATTCCCAGAAACGGATGAAATAGTATGTTTATATCTCGGACCAGGGGTTTCATTCCCATACGCGCTTTGAGCATAATCGGTTGTTCCTCCACATTCACTTCTGGCTTCAATCCAAATATCATTACCTGCCACAAACATATTTGCATTAGCAACTGTGATTGTTGTGGCTGCTGCAAGAGAAGAAACTGTTGTAACAGTAGCACACTTTCTAACCTTGTTATTGATAGTGTGAATCTTATCAGACCCGGTTTCATAAACAGTTAACCCGGTTACAGTACCAGTAACAGAACCAGATAATATTAATCTATTAGAAAAATATTCAATTGCGCTAATTGTGTGTATATTTCTATTTGCACCTGTGCCAAAAATAATAATCTGACCAGCACGAAATACTTTTGAATTAGCAACTGTTAGTATGGTTCCTGATGCTGAAACCACAGTGGACTCAGGACCGACAAACTGTCTAAAATAAACCGTATTACTGTCTATATCGTGAATCCAAAACCCTTCATCTCTAAGAGTTGATGCACCTGCATTTCCTGCTTGTGTGGTTGTATTGTCAAATATAGCGAACCATTCACCTACCGCAAAATTGGTAGCGGATGTAAAAGCAAAACTTGTTGCTCTTTCATTTGCCCCAGCTGAAAGGGTGGTAGTTGGCATGCCATCACTACCTTCCATAATAACACTCGCCCCAGTCTCTCCTACCCCATATAGAATATGTGAAGATGTAGCTGTTCCTCTAAATTGTAAGGTATGACCTGCCCGGGCATGATAAGTACCTGCAGTTCTTACACGTAGTCTACCGTTCATTCTAAGTACAGTAGTTGTATTTAATTGGGTCTGTAGAATTCCACGAATATCGCTATCATCAAACCCATTGGTAACAGGTGTAGATACATTGTATATAACAGTATGACCGGCTGCGATACTGAACGAATCACCATCAACAGGGACAACCCCGCCTACCCAAGTACCTGTTGCATCAAAATTACCAGAAGCGGTTGATGTTATTACTGCCATTATATGCCTGTCATTATTTTAATATTAGGGTCAAACATTTCAGGATCCGGTCTAGATAATTCAAGTATGAGCTTACCCTCGACTACCCCGATTTCATTTACAGATATTGTGGAATCTTCACACTCTGCATCTAAAGTGTCTAGGTTTATAATTAGTTTTATTAACATAATAGTATTTATTGTATAATTAAATTTCTACCTGGAGCTTACTCACATCAACTCGCTCGGCAAATATTGTGTAGAAACATTTAAGCTTATCTACTGTATTATCTTCAATACCAATTGTTACTGTATTGTTGACTATATTTTCAACAAATAATTTCTGATAATTACCAATAGATGATAATTGCACAGTTATAGAATTCGGATCAATCAGTTTAACCCAGTAGTCAGGTAACTCGATAGTGGTTGTTCCTTCTAATTGACCACGAACATAAACTCCGTTCTCTGGACCTTCAAGAGAACCATATCGTAATTGCATACCTTCTTTTAGTGGATGTTTAATTACGAATGACTTAGTTGTGGCAGATAAAGTACCTACAATAACCAAGTTACCGGTCATCGTATCGCCAGTTTTTAATACTCGGTTATTGGCTGCGGTAAATGCCGCTGTAATACTATTGTTCTGAGTTGTATCTGTAGCAGTAGCTGCATTGGCAGCTGCGAAGGCACCGTTAGCGTAAATTGCGGCACTATTAGCCGTAGTAAACGCAGCCGTGATACTATTGTTTTGAGTAGTGTTTGTTGTAGTGGCTGCGTTAGCTGCCGCAAAAGCACCATTAGCATAAATTCCAGCAGAGTTAGCTGCAATGAAAGATGCTGTAATACTATTGTTCTGTGTTAAATCGGTTGCAGCTGATAGTGTTACAGCTGCATTGGCTGCCGTAAAGGCACCATTAGCGTAAATGCCGGCACTATTTGCAGCAATAAATGCGGCAGTGATACTATTGTTTTGTGTAGTATTAATTGTAGACTGCAATGTAGCAGCAGTATTACCTGCTAAGAAAGCAGCTGCAGCCGTATTTGTTACCGATGTGATGTTGGTGTTTTGTGTTGCATCAGTAGCAGCTGATAATGTAGCTGCTGAATTGGCTGCTAAGAAAGCAGCTGTAACAACGGCTTCATTAGCAAGGAAATAAGCACCAGTTGCAGAACCACTATTTGCTTGCCACTTACCAGAAGCCTCAATCCACAATAGTGATGAGTTAGCAAAAGTATTACCACGATTGATTTCAATACCAGCATTTTCTACTGGTGTTACTGATGTTGGTAACTCAGCATTCAATGTGATAAGGTTGTCACCAACTAAGAGTTGTACTGTATTGGAATAAGTTGTTTGACCACTAATTGTTAAGTTACCAGTAACAACTAAATCTCCAGTGATTGTACCACCCGCATTTGCGCTAATAGAATTATTAGCTCTGATAAAAGCGGCCGTTATGGAATTGTTCTGTGTTAAATCGGTAGCAGCTGATAGTGTAGCAGCTGAGTTAGCCGCCAAGAAAGCAGCCGTTATGGAATTATTTTGAGTTACATCAGTTGCAGCTGATAATGTAGCAGCTGAATTGGCTGCTAAGAAAGCAGCTGCAGCCGTATTTGTTACCGATGTGATGTTGGTATTCTGAGTTGCATCGGTAGCTGCTGATAAAGTGGCTGCTGAATTAGCAGCTAAGAAAGCAGCTGTAATACTATTATTTTGCGTTGTATTAATTGTAGACTGCAATGTAGCAGCAGTATTACCTGCTAAGAAAGCAGCTTCAGCCGTATTTGTTACGGATGTAATGTTGGTATTCTGAGTTGTATTGATACCAGACTGTAATGTTGTAGTTGCATTGGCTGCCGTAAAGGCACCATTAGCGTAAATGCCGGCACTATTTGCAGCAATAAATGCGGCAGTAATACTATTATTTTGTGTTGTATCTACACCATTGGCCAAGTTGGCAGAAATGAATGCGGCATTTGCAGTATTGAAAGCTGCATTGGCAAAAGCAATGACCTCAACGCCTCCATCATAAACTGCGTCTGCATATACGTTCCCTCTTACCCCAACGCCTCCATCGACAACCAATGCGCCTGTTGAGTTAGATACAGAGGTGGCTGCATTGTAGATGTGGACGTTACCGCCATACTGTGCCATGGAAATCCATCCATTGGCATCAACATCAATAACAGGCAAACCAGAAATGTCATTAACTGAGAATATACTACCTGCAGCCATGCTGTCGGTAATAGAGAACAACTCGCCAGCATTACCTGAGAACGACAATGTTCCACCATTCAACATTCTCATGGTGATGGTGTTTTGTGTATTTGGACTTACGAATGCAGTATTAGACTGGATGGTTAATGATGCACCATTACCAGTAATTGTTACATTACTTGATATGATGACGTTACCGGTGATTGTGCCACCAGTGTTAGCATTCAGACTATTGTTTGCTCTTGTGTAAGCGGCATTAGCCTGAACAAAGGCCGCTGTTAAACTATTGTTTTGTGTGAGGTTTGTTGTTGTAGCTGCATTAGCAACTGCAAAAGCACCATTAGCATAGTTACTTGCTGATAATGCATTAACAATAGCAAGATTGGCCTGCGTAAAAGAGGCCGTGATACTATTGTTTTGTGTAACATTAATTGCATCAGTAGTTGTTGTGTTTGCAAATGATGTGCTGTTTAAACCATCCAATAAGTCAGCATCAAGACCAGAACCTGCACCATCAACTGAGGTAATAAAACCAAGAAGTTGAGTATTGGAGATTGCACCAGATACACCACCAACAGATGTAACTGTACCACCACCTGAACCAGCATTGGCAGTATATTGTCTTGTACCATCGGAGAACTGGACATAACCAGTTGTCGCAAGTGCAGGTGTACTTAAAACACCAGCATCTGTTAATGAAAGAATAGTGGCTGTATAACCACTATTAACAACTTCCATATCACCAATGCTGTTCACACGGAAATGTTTAGAACCATTTGCCGCAGTTGAGTTATGAGCCTCTAAGAAACCATGATAATTTGCACCACCTTTTTGATTGGTGCCTCTTGATATAAAAGAGGAATCGCCAGGAGAACCAGCTGACCTGACACTACCACCAACTGTGAGTGTGCCATTGGCCTTTATGATAGAAAGGTTCGCAGTTGAACCTAGAACACCTGAATCATTAAATTGGACTTCACCATTCAGACCAGCAGGACCAGTTGCGGTATCTGTTGATATAAAAAATATTGCACCATTGGGTTTCGCATAGAAAATCTTACCATCAGCTGAGTTGATGGAAATCTCACCATTGGCCAAGGTTGCAGGAACATTACCTGCAACCGTTGAGTGCTTAATCTGAATTGTTGTATTTGCCATTAGAACGAACTACCGTCTTTTACTTCTTGTTTTTTGGTGATTGGTGGTTCTTCAAGTAAAAGTACAGGCGCTGGTGTTGGTTCTTCAAACTTCTTGTCAGGATTAATCTTCTTCAATTTAGAAATAGGAACTGCTTGCTCAAGTTTATCAATGTATTCTTTAAGCTTGCCAATTTCTCCATCTCTCTCTGTTATCACTGCTTGCAAATCTGCATGTTTACGCATGTAATCATTTAGCGCAGATTGTATTCTATCTTTTTCCTGATGTGCTGAAGTATTCTGTAAAGCTCTCTGTTTATACGATTCTATTTCCTCGACCAATGGACGAATAGCATTGTATTGATTTTGAGCTTCAGCCAACTTTGCCTCTAATTCTGCCTTCTGTGTACCAGTGTCCTCAACCATTTTTAGTTGAGTTTGAAACATGAAATTCTGCTTAATGATTGACATTAAATTGTCAAGCAGAATCTCCTGATAAGTGTTTGAAAATTCCACACTCATAACAACTCCTTTTCACGATAATATTAGAATGTTCCACCTTGCAAATGTGAGAAGGTTGGAACACCTGCATTATTTATAGTCAATACATGGCCTTCTGTTGAAGACGATGCTGTAGAAACTGCACCAGTACCTTGACCTAACAAGACACCGTTTGTTGTAAATGTGGCTGCACCTGTACCGCCTCGAGCGACACCTAGTGTACCAGAAGTAATAGCAGAGGCCGAAATTGCAATAGAAGTAGAGTTAGCGGTACTGATACGACCGTTTGCCTCAAGTTTAAATGATGCAACAGAAGATGCAGAACCGAAATCGGCAGCCGAAATCGCAATGTTTGTAACGTCTGTGTTAGCCCTAGTAAATGCACCGTTCGCATAGATTGAAGCACTATTAGCTGCAGCAAATGCACCGTTAGCGTAAATTGAAGCAGTATTGGCCGCAGCAAAGGCACCATTTGCATAGATTGAAGCACCACCAGCATTTGCTACCGCAGTATTTGCTTGAGTAAATGCAGCTGTAATGCTGTTGTTTTGTGTAAGATTAACTGCTAAACTTTGGTTAGCAGTTGTAAATGCGGCATTGGCCTGAATGAAAGCACCGTTAGCATAAACACCATTTGACTCAGAACCAATAAAGTATGCACCTGTTGCAGCACCGCTGTTGGCTTGCCATTTACCAGAAGCTTCAACCCATAGAAAAGAAGCATTCGCTAATGCATTACCACGATTGATTTCAAAACCAGCGTTCTCAGATGGTGCAACTGAAACTGGAAGGTCAGCATTCAATGTGATAATGTTATCACCAAGTTGAACGTTGGTTGTATTAGCGTAAGTAGTTGCGCCACTAACTGTAAAGTTACCAGTAATTACCAAATCACCGGTGATTGTACCGCCTGCATTAGCACTAATAGAATTATTAGCACGGGTGAATGCGGCTACGATACTGTTATTCTGTGTTAAATCTGTTGCAGCTGATAATGTAGCTGCTGAATTGGCTGCCGCAAAGGCACCGTTAGCATAAATTGAAGCGCTACCTGCATTTGATACAGCAAGGTTGGCCTGTGTAAATGCAGCTGTAATACTATTGTTCTGTGTAGCATCAATTAATATGGATGCATTAGCAACTGTAAAGGCAGCATTTGCCTGATGGAATGCATTGTTGGCCTTAGTGTAACCGTCTTGTGCAAACGTTGAAGTTCCTGCCGCATTAGCAGTTGTAAACGCAGCGTTAACTAAGTTGAAGATACCTGCTTGTTGGTCAAGGTAGAATTTACCACCAATAGCAATTGCACCGGTACCTGCTGGAGAACCAATGTATGCAACGTTACTTACATACGAATACGCTGGTTCTGCAACGTTTAGCGTTGTTGGCGCCGCATTTACCGTGGAAAATTTAAGTTGAATTACAGTATTGGCCATTTAAAAAGTGCCTCCAGTTATTATTGTTATTGTGCCTGTGAGGTCTGTTGTTGGTTGAACCTCGAAAGTGTTTGTTGTTGAGTTAAAAACAAAAGTGTAACCATTGGCAACACCCGCTGTCGAAACTCCACCAACTTCATTAATAGATACGTTTGGTTTTGGTCGAAAATTATTGGAAACAATCGTGGTCCTATTTGACTGGTTGAGTGTTGTTCTTCCAATAGAACCTGTTGTATTAATTTTAGCTATTATAGCCATTATATGCGTGTTACTCCAGGTGCTACTACCACAATTCCTTCAACTACTCTGGTTGTCACAGATTGTGGAGAAGTAATAATAACATCGTACATATAACGACCAGGAGTTAAGTTGGCTGTGTTAGCCGAGGTCATGGAAATAGTTACTTCACCGTTTGCTGTGCCTGTGACAGAAGCGGTGAAGTTAGTTGCTGTTGTTGAATAGAACGATTTACGCAGTTGTGATGATGCGCTATAACCATATAGATTAATAGCATCGCCAGCAGTATCTTCTACATTGATTGTAGAGGAAAAAGATGCGTATTGTTCAATCGTTATCTCGGAATAAGCGGCCAAAATTAACTCCCAATTTAATTACCTATTTAGTCAAACTGGGAGTTTGGAACTGTGTTATTCTAATGCTTCGATTTTAGCAGTAAGTGCTTGAAGTTGAGCCAACAATTCTTCTTTTGTTGGTGTTGGTGTAACAACAGGTTCAGGTACAACTGGTTCAGGTGTTGTGAATGTATTTCCATTCCATGAATCACCAATGTTTCCAACTTTACCTTGACTGTCTGTGTCTGTTATTAAGTTTGGTAAAACATCTAATGATTCTACCAAAATAGCATTAACAACAATTCCATTTTTGATTACTAAAGCTCTCATTATACAATCCCCCAAATAATACAAAGTCCGTTTCCACCAGCACCGCCAGAACCGCCATTACCACCGCCAAAGTTTGCACCGCCTCCTCCGCCACCTCCACCTGGAGTTGCGCCAGAACCGCCACTTACACCACCAGAAGCACCTCCGCCGCCACCGCCTCCACTGCCACTACTTAATACTACACCGTTAGTGCTGTGCAAAGCTCCATTAGTGTAAGCTGTTGTGTAACCAATGCCACCGCCTTGGAAACCTACACCGCCGTTGCCGGGGTTACCAGACCCATCCATTTGTTCTCCTGAACCCCCACCTGTAGCACCAAATATACTATTCGATCCTCTAGAAGAATTGCTACCACCAGCTGACCCACCATATTCAGTATAGCCTAGATTTCCGGAACTAGGAGCACCACCGCCAAATCCAAAATTCATACAAAAATTTTCACTTGTGCCTCTATCACCATAAACAATAACACCAGTAGTACTGGAACCAGGCATTTTAGGATTACCACCAGTGGTTGAAGTACCAGCACTCAATATACCTCCGCCGCCGCCGCTTAGGCCAGAAGCGCCTGAGCTTGCGGTGTGGCCAAAATAACCACCATAAGCATAGAACTGTGTGCCAAAAGAAGTATCTCCACCAGCTGTACCATCAGAAGAAGAAGATAGGCCACCTGCTCCAGCTGTGCCGCCGGCACCAATAGTTACTGTAGTGGATGTTCCTGCTGTACTTTCAAAAGTTGCAATATGTTGGCCACCGCCAGCGCCACCGGCACCTGAGTAACGACCGGGTGCACCTGCGCCTCTACCACCTCCACCACCTCCACCGCCACCCCACATTCTTAAAGACAATTGTGTGTAACCAGGTGGAGTAATAAATGCTCCTGTTGAAGTTATTGTTTTTTTAAACGTATCTAAAACTATAGAAGTAAATGCTGTTCCTGTACATTGAACCAATCGAACTTCGCCAGGATACATTACAAAACTTGTTAAGCCATCAATCGTTTCGCTTGCGTTTGGATCAAGTGTAATGTCACCTGAACCACCATTCTTTAGGTAACAGAACCAACCGTCACCTAAAGTTGCTGCAGCGGTGAATGTTTGTGTAAATGTACTACTGAGGTTAATTACATAAGAGTTATCATTTACACCTAATATTGTATTAGATGAACGTGAAGATAATTTTACACTACTGCCGCTAATTGCAACATTAGCTGCACTTGTCAGTCTACCAACAGAATCGACTGTGATAATTGGAATAGCACCAGCACCACCATAAACACCGGATGTTACGCCAGTGTTGGCCAGAGCTGCAGATGTAATCGTGTTTGCTGTAATACTATTAGCTGTAATTCTTGAGATTGGCATAGTTTTATTGTTCTATTGGTTGTTTACTCTATTTAGTTAATATAGGATGCTTTCTACATTAACACTAGCTTGCATCAAGAGCTGTTTTTCGTGCCCAGACCCAATCAGCCGCAGCAGAAGGATCAAAAGGAATAGTTGCTTGTGGGTCACCAGGTTGTGTTGGATCTGGTTGAGTCCAATTTGCACCTACATCGGTCAAATAAGTTAACAGGTCAGCTTTTGTAGGAATAATTTCAGCGTCTCCTACATCATCATTTTCTGATAGACCAATCATAACCATATCACGAGGACTTGGTGTTGAAGGATCACCAACTACATATACACCACCAACACCCTCAGGATGTAGGCAAAGAAATGTTGGGACTGTACCTTCAGCGGTTAGACGATATTTAATGCAATGGTGTGCCATTTAAAACTCCTTGTTGAGCATATTGCCCTGAAAAAAGATAAGAGCCAAAATGACCGAGAACGCACCAAGGAGCAGCCCAGATTGTTCCTCCATGTTCACGGTACATGTGGCAGAAATTGTAATCCTCAGATAGTAATTCGTTATTTACATTCTGAACTTTGAAATAATCATAAATTTTTTCATTCGCATTAATAGTATTACCTGCATTAGTATACCAACCAACATGTGGTTTGATTTTCTCAAACACATCTTTGCGAATAAGCATAAACCCTGTGCCTATATGTTTAACCTGAAAGGGTAAATTAGGAGCAATCATTTCATGGTCCTTTAATTTATTTATATTAAATATACCTGAAAGAGATGAAAGATTTGGATGATTTAGAACAGCACCTTGTCGCACTCTTTCCCAATTTATTCCTTTCATAGGAACAGGTCCACCAATAATACCTTTGTCCGCTTTTATCATCAAAGCAATGTCATTTGCTAAAAATTTTTGATCCGCATCGATAAACATAAGATGAGAAGCATCTTGCATATTCATAAAGTGATGAGCAATGGTATTTCTACCTCGCTGTATTAAACTTTCATTACCAAGAAAGATACAAGTAAGTTTAATATTATTAGTTAGACATGCTTCTTTTAAATCAAGAATGGATTGTGTGTACTCTGTACACATCATTCCGCCATAACAAGGAGTACCAACGACCAGATGCATTATTTTTCCTCTGGTGCTGTAGAAGATTCTTCCAACAAAGGCACATTAGTAAGAGAAGATTTATCAAATACAGAAAAGCCTCTGCGGCCAGCAAATTTAGCAGGATCTTCTGCCCATTTATTTGCACATGCCTCTAACCAGCGAACAGTCATCTCATGAGTTGGAGCCTGACCATTGGAAATTAATTCATTCTCCATATTTAAATATGCAAAAACTTCAGCCTGTGCTTGTGCAGCATTGATACCTAAGTCAAACAAGTAAATCAAATTACCTTCATCAATCATACCATTGCGACTACGAGCAGCATTGAGAGCTTGCTTCATACAAGTCATAATGTGATACTTAGATTCTTCTAGTTCATAGTCTTCTTCAGTAATTTCATTCTTACCAACCTTCTCTAGCAATTGTGCATGTTGGTTGACCATGAAATTCATTTTACGTAAAGCACCATTGACATGGTTTTGCGTGCCTTCTAAATGGCCATTAATTTCCAGAATTTCTACTTCAAGTAACTCTATATCTAGAGGATCGGTAGCAGCTGCAAGTTCGACAGTCTTGCGCTTTAGCTCAATCTGTTTTTTACGTAGACCAATATAAGCTTCTTGTAATGCCGATTTTGTTCTATCAATCTCAGCCAATGTGTGCTTGATAGAACGTATTGGTGTGATTGCCGTTACGTCTAGTGTTACCGACATGAACTGGCTGTGAGACTTGTGGAAGTTGCTTGTGTCTCTGACAATTGCCGGCATTCTCGCATCAATATTCTGCAACATTACCCCATACTCAGGTTTACTGGTAGTTGCAAGTGCGGTATTAATATTTTTAATAATCAAATCATTCATTTATTTTTCCTTAATATAAACATAGTGTATTCTATTATATATGATGTTGTAAAAGAAGTCAATGGTTTTTTTACTTATAATTGACATTAAAGCTCGTTCAAAGAATTCTCCTGTTTGTGGAGAAGTCAATTATAAACCACCGTGGACCGCAGACGCTGAAAACATTTGTTTATTGGCAGTCAACAAGTCGCCAAAATCTGTGGCCGAACCACCTGCGGCGAACGTCAGGAAGTCAATCACGTTGGAATCGGAACCAGTAGTACCTCCAGCAAATAAAGCTCGTGTCGAACTGGAGACTCCGTTCACATAATTTCGGGCCACAGTTAACGTACCAAAAGAGGAGGAGTCTCCTGTACTAGCAATTGTTATTGTTTGCACATCGTCCGTAAGCACACTACCAGGTAAAAGATATCCTCCCCCAAACACTCCTTTTGTGGAGTTTGAACATGCGCCGGCGCTTTGTCTGGAAGAGTTTAAATCACCAAAATCAACTGCATTTCCAACAGAAGCGATTGTTATATAATTGATTGTGTTATAGGTTAAACCTGAAGAACCAGCGAAGACGCCACGAGTTGTGGACGCAACTCCAGAAAGACCTTCCCACACCTGCGTCAAATCGCCAAAATCCGTGGCGTCACCAGTTGTAGTAATTGTGATGTACTCAACGATGTTGACTCGGCCTGTGCCAGAAACATCTCCACCAGCAATGATGCCACGGGTGGCGTTAGAACAACCTCCAAGAATAATTTTTCTGCCGCTGCAATCTCCAAAGTCAAACGAAGTGCCAGTCGTGGCAAGTGTCATGTACTGGATCGTGTTGGAATAACCACCGGCATCACCGCCAGCGGCCAAGATGCCGCGAGTACCTGAAGAAATCGTTCCGTTAGCCCCTCGACCTTGAACCACAGCCAAGTCACCTACATCAACGGAATTACCAGTGGTCGATATATTGACGTACTGAATAACGTTGGTCATGTTGCCCCCCTCATTGCCGCCGGAAAATATTCCAAGTGGGAACACGTTTCCTGCAGTAGGCCATAGACCTTGCTTAGTCCAAAAAGCTGCCTCATCCAGCGTCCACACACCGGGAGCCGCTCCGTCTTGATAAGGACCAGCAGGTGCTACAGCTACGGGTCTAATAATCCCTGCGCTCCATGATGAAATTGCCATTATTGAGTTCCTCCGTTGGCATTAGATACAGCACCAACACCTAATTGTGAAATTATAGAATCACCAAAATCTATGGCGTTTCCTGTAGAGGCAATTGTAACGTAGTCCATCACATTGACAGATTGGTTAGAATAACCATCTATAAAAATACCTCTAGTTGAATTTGAGGCAGCGCCTCCATAACGCCTACTAACAGTCAAGTCTCCAAAATCTGTTGCATTTCCTGTAGAGGCAATTGTAATATAGTCAATAATATTGTGACTAACGTATGATACATGTCCACCTCCAAAAAGCAACCTAGTAGAATTAGAACAAGCAGCGGTACCGGATTTGGCTATTGTTGCATCTCCAAAATCTATGGCGTTACCTGTGGAAGCAATTGTAATGTATTCAATAACATTCTTTAAACCAGTAGAATTGGTTCCAACTGCAATTATTCCTCTAGTTTGAGATGAAGCTGATGAAGTTTCATAAGCTAATATAGTAGTATCGCCAAAATCTGTGGCGTTACCTGTTGTAGCGATTGTAACGTAATCAATCACATTACTTTCATTATTAGACCCCTGAGAAGGTGCAAACACACCTCTTGTTGTACTGTTACAACCACCACTATGATATTCACGACCTCTAGTAAGGTCACCAAAGTCAATAGCGTTACCAGCTGTAGCAATTGTGATGTACTGAATTACATTAGAACTAAAAACTTCTCCAGAAAATAATCCTCTAGTAGTAGATGCACATGTACCCCAATTACCCCAAGGGTTTAATAAATCACCAAAATTAGCAGAGTTAGATAGTGACGAAATATTAATATACTCACTTGTAGAAACAAGCTTATTTGCCTGTTGTCCAGCAAACACCGCTACGGACCCAGTAAGAAGTGGGGGTGGGAAAGGCCAATTACCAGAACCCTTGGCTTGATACTGAGCAGTGAGTGTCCATACACCTGAATAGCTTGGCATTATTGGACTCCTCCAGAGCAATTAGAGCAGGATGTTAGGGCATTTGTTGCTCTGGTTAAATCGCCAAAATCTGTTGTATTACCTGTTGAGGATATGGTTATATATTGCAACACATTAAAACTCGTAAATGTGTTATAACTAAACCCTCCACCAAAGACTGCACGAATTTGTGAAGAACAAGCGGTAAGAAAGTTCAGAATATCCGACAAATCACCAAAATCTGTGGCGTTTCCTGTGGAAGCAATTGTGACGTATTCAATAACATTAGTACCATTTGCTGCATTACCGTCATACCCACCGCCAAAAATGCCACGAGTAGATGAAGAACACCCAGCACCAGTAGCGGTTGGAGATGTTAATGACCCAAAATTGGTTGCGTTTCCAGCAGACGCAATAGTTACATAATCAATCGTGGTTAATCGGTTAGCACCGTTATATCCGCCAGCAAAAACTCCCCGAGTTGGTGACGAACACGCCATTGGCCCTTCAGAAGTGTTTGTCATATCTCCAAAATCAATGGCGTTACCGACTGAAGCAATAGTTACGTAATCAATAATATTATATCTAAAGTAGGGACTATCAGTCATTACTCCACCGGCAACCAATCCTCGGGTACTGGAACTTGCCCCAGCCGAAGACTGGCGGTTCACAGTTATATCGCCAAAATCTGTGGCGTTTCCTGTAGAGGCAATTGTAATATATTGAATGACGTTTGTATTACTTCCACCAGCAAACACCCCTCTTGTTGTGGATCCAAACCCGGACTGATAAATTTGTGATGAAAGCAAATCGCCAAAATCTGTGGCGTTACCTGTTGAGGGAATGCTTATATAATCAATAATGTTAGAACTTCCACCTGCAAAAACACCACGGAACAATTGAGCCGGAGTAACGCTATTGCTTGCCGCACTAAACGCACTTGGCCCATACGCATTCAAAGCCCACACCTGAAAGGTGTATGCTGTGTCGTTGGTCAACCCTGTAACAGAAATCGGAGACGTTGTGTTACTTGAAATAATTTTACCGGGTGTTGATTGTAACACGTATGATGTAATAGCCGAACCGCCAACATTAGGAGGTGCTGTAAACGGTACAGAAGCAGTTGCATCACCACTCGTAGCCGTCCCAATGGTCGGCGCACCAGGGTTTTTTAAGGGATCATAAAAGGCCGAGATAAACCCGGATGGGTATCGTTTAGACATTATATTAAGAAATTTCTTCCCAAGAACATAAAACGGATAAACCATTTGCTGTTCCAGATTTAATTCCTATTGAGCGATTTTCTTCCAAGTAAAAAGCTGTAGATTTATCCGACAAAATCAAAGTTGCATCCGCTGGAACAGAAATAGTAGAAGCAATTGGAAAACCAGTTCCTGCTAAAGCTGCTTGTGAGTATATATTACAACTCACATCAACAGCAGCTGTACCATCTCTGTTTGCTACTATAATAGTATTAACTTTATAGACTTTACCACTAGATGCTGGATTGCTTAAGAGTCCAATCTCTGATGAAGTGGAAAGAATTTGTGTGTTTGAGTTAGCATTAATTAGTGCTACGTTGACAATATTAGGTGCGGCCATTTATTTTTATCCTCCAAATACAATAGCCATTGCTATTGCCTTTCCTGTTGATGCACCTGGCGATGCAAGTTTTGCGTTTGTAATTGTTCCGTCAACAATATTATTAGCATTGATAGAAGTCAATCCTAATTTATTGCCAGTAATAGAAGCATCAACAATATTGTTTGCATTGATTGATGTAAGACCCAACTTATCACCGGTTACTGCACCAGTAATAATCTTTATTGTTGATACAGACCCATCAGAAGGAATAGAAGCACTTGCACCTAAACCTAAGAATATAACCTCAACGTTATTTGTTCCCAACGGAGGTGCTTCAGAGAACACAAGAGTTGAACTGCTAAGACTATATGAGTCTGTTTGTTGACGGACACCACCAACAAAGACAATAATAGAACTTGTTGCCAATGGTGCTTCACGTAAGGTGAAGTTAACAGTTGTATTGTCACCACTAAAGGTGTCAATAGCAAATGTTGCTGAGCTGGGAGAATTTCCGATGTAAGCCATAATTCTTTATTTATGTTGTTGGGTTTATTCTATTTATCATGCAATTGCAAGGAAGATGTAAGTACCGCCATTTGCATTAATGGCGGCTGGTGCGGTGGAGGATAATTCAAACCCTGCGCTGTATGGGTCAATGTAATCTGTATTGGTTACTTCAGCAACTGTACTGTTAATCAGAAGATAAGGATCATTTCCAGAAATAATACCTCGAACAGTGTCCCAGACATACCAATCAGCAACGTCATCGGTTCTCTTAATAAGAACAAACCTAGCACCAGCTGCAAAGCCACAATCAATTGTTTGTGTTGAACCATTACCTGTGTATGAGCCTACTTTGGAAACACCAGGACAAGAGGCGAAAAGATAAACAATATATTCGTAACTATTTCTATTTGCAGTAGTAGATGAACCAGTGGAATAAGCTATTGATGATGGTGTAGAATACCAGTTTTGAACACTACTTGCATTTGTTGTATCCAAATATAAACCATAAGTCCATCCAAGCAACCCAATACCAACATGCCAATTGCCCGTTTGGTTACTTGACTTAGTAATAATTAATTCTGGTGTTACACCCAAATTATGATTAATTGACCTATTTGTTGTTGCGTCTCCAACAAAAGTGAGAATACTAAAGAAACCTGGAGCTCGGCGAAGAAACCAATTTACAACCGGATCACCAGAACTATTAAATCCAGATTGAGCTACGTCAGTTCCTACACTTATTCCATCCATGTCATACGAGGTTATCTGTTGTGTTGAACTACTAGCTCCTGAAGAAGTAAAATTTGAGTATAGTTGAGCACTACCTCTAAGTCTTGCCATCCATGTAGTATTTAATCCAGCCGTAGCTTTAGCTCTTGCGATTACCAAATCTGGTGGAAAGCCAACTCCAGTAACTGTAGTTGCTGAGCCTGTACCTGTTCTACTAATAGTTTTGAACACACTAGTCCCAGTCGTAGGCACTTTCATCGGGCCACAGCGGATGGCGATGTAGATGTAGGTGTAGCTGCTGCCGTTATTGATTCCGCTTGATCCGTCTGATGCTGTTGCGGTAAAGCCTGTTGATGTTAAATCAACCCAATTGGAGCTAAATTCTTGATTACTACTGTTTGGGCTCAATCGCGGATCATTGCCGCCAGTGACAATCCCACGCATATTGTCAAATATAAACCAAGCGTTAGTGCCTGTAGCTTCTTTAATAAGCAGCCATTGAGGCTCAAACCCCAAAGTCGTGGTTACTGCATCGTATGTAACCCCATTAAAAGTGCCGCCCGTATAAGACCCACACGTAATCACATTGTCTGAGCCAGTCAGACCGAAGCCACCTGCGTTATGGGCAAATAGGTAGGCAACATATGTGTTTCCGGCTTCTCCACTATCAGCGTTGACTTGTGAGTTGTTGCCAACCGTAAATGTTGTGCTTGTTGGATTAACTGTGGTAGAGTTATTTCCAAAATAGTTAGCTGCGCCACCTGTGGTTTGTGCGGCCGTACTATTAAGTTTTATGTAGTTTCCTGCTGTTAAACTTCTATGCCAAACATTCCAATCTCCCGTGTTACCACTTCTTTTTACAATTATCATACCCGGTACAGAGCCAAGGTTATGTGACAAGTTCTGTGTAGTACCGTTTCCCGTCCATGTCACAATATCAAAGAACTTTGGTTGCTTGCGGAAGGTCCATGAAACTTCAGTTGCTCCAGATAAGTTGGTGTTTCCAGTGACGTATCCAAGAGTAAAGCCGGAAGAAGTAAAACCAGTCAAATCTGTAGAAGACGAACCATTAGTGCTGTTAGTTCGCAGTGAGTTTGAAACGCCCTGTACGGTGTTTGTTAACTCATGCGGATCCGCGCCGGCTCGGCTTTTCAGCCAAACCAACCCACCTTTACCAGACAAATCGATCCCGTTGACAATGGTCTGTGTAGCGCCATTGCCCGTGTATAGGTAAGTGCTGAACACATCTTCAATATATGTTGGCGTTGCTGCACCACCGGCCGCATAAACATTATAAGCAGCTTTACTCATTAAAATTGTCCTAGAACTGAAGTAGCGTAGTAGTTTGTTCCACCATCAATAGTGTATAGAGCAATCGTATCAACATAACCAGCAGTTGTGGATAGTGTTGGTGCTGTGTTTGATGGCCATTGAATACTAGATGGCCATGTAAGTGCATAACTTCCAGTTTGTGACAACTGAATTAAAAAACTAAATCCTGTCAGACTAGGTGGTGGGCTAGTAAAGATAACATTGGCCGCAGAGGTCACTACAGTTTTAAAAATTGTTGCACTAGCCAAGTTGCAAGTAATGTTACCAGATGCAATAGAAACGTTAGAGAATGTTTCTTGATATGTCTGTGCTTTAACGTTGCCGCTAATATTCACATTACCTGTAATACTGTTCAGACTTAAAGCTATGTTTGAAGCATAACTCACACGACCATCAGTTCCAACAGTAATTGTAGGAATAGAAGTAGTACCACCATAACTACCAGCAGAAACACCAGTTACCGCTAATTGAGTGGCAGTTAAGGTACCACTTGAAATTAAATTACCACTAACTCTAGTTAAAGCCATTTTTTATTCTCTTATTCTGGTTTAGTTGGCCACACAATATTGAATGGGTCAGATTGTTCTGTAACATCTCTTAATGCTTGGCGATATGTAGACCACTCTGTTGGCATTGGAGTAACTGTATCTGCGGCACGGATGGATAACCAATCTGTATCTTTCAACAAAGAATCTCTCTGTGAACGGACTTGTGTCCATCTCTCAGTATTACGTCTGGCCATGAATGCTTCTTCATGCTGAACCTTAGTTGTTGTTACACCTTCTACTGTGGTATCTGCGAATAGGTCTACTACTTCCCAGTTTTGTACCCAATTGCCTAGGCTATCCTGCACAACTCCATTCAAACGGATTGTTTTCAATGGGTCTGTATTAGTTGGTTGTGGTGCTTGTAGAACTGGATCAATTCCAATAAACTCACAAACAGATGCATCCCATACTGCTGGGAAAGATGTGTTCCAATGTAGGCGTCTTACTTCGCCTTGACTTAAAACTTGGCCTGTTTCTCTGATTCTATAGTCTGACATTTTTATTCCTTGATATTTGGATAGTTAGATTGATATTCTCTAACTGTATTATTTATGCGATTGCTAAAAAGATGTATGTGGCGGATGCTACATTAATTGGGAAATTAGTAGCATCGTTGTTGACAATGAAACCTGAGTTAGCTGGATCAACAGCATCATAAGCTGTTGCTTCAGCATCTGTAGTGTTTAATTTTAAGAATGGATCGTTTCCAGAAACAATACCTCGAGCAGTATCAAATGTATACCAATCGCCTGATGAGTCTGTACGTTTAATTAAAACAAACCTAGCACCAGAAGCAAAGCCACAATCGATAGTTTGTGATGAACCATTACCTGTATATGAACCAACTTTGGAAACACCAGCGCAAGTGGCAAAAAGGTAGGCTACAAATGTCTCCCCCGTAGGATAGTTAATATCTGGATTTTGAAAATACGTTGATGTAAGCGTGTAAGTGCTTCCGGCACTTTTTGCACTTGCGTTAAAAGCAAGTTGAAAGTTAGTCCCAATTAAAGGACTGTTGATATACCATGCGCCTGTAGTGCTTCTAACTTTTGCAATAATTAGTTCTGGCGCTACGGTTAAATTATGTGGGATTTGAGGGTTCCCTGCGTAATTTCCAGTATAGCAAACCTCATCAAAGAAGCCGGGAGCACGTTTTAAGTTGTACATAACAAAAGAAGTACCAGTCTCATTTAAGCCTGAAAAATTGCCAGTAGTTCCAATTACTATGGCTTCCATTTTATTTGAAAAACTAACAGATGCTTGTGAAGTGCTTTCATTGCTAGTGCCTCCCGTCCATAGCTTTGCAAGTGATCCACGCAATCTATCTACAAAACTTATACTGACTGGTGCAGTTGGGTAGTTTCTACTAATAAACCAAGATAAATCAGAATACTGTAAAGGAGATACATCAAATTCTCTATTTAGCGTGTTGGTTCCATTATAAGTTTCTGCCACAAAAACACTTGTACCAGTCGTAGGCACTTTCATCGGGCCACGGCGGATGGCTATGTAGATGTAGGTGATACTGGATACCAATACTCCACCAAACCCTGTGTTTGTGACGTATGGGCCGCCAAAGTCCGCTTCGGCCGTGCTGGTGTTTGGTGACAAATAACGACTGTTAACATAATTGACACTTGTACTATTACGAGCAGGCCATCCACGCATGGTGTCCCACACATACCAATCACTACCCGCCTCATTGGTTGCTTTTGCAAGAACCCATTGCGGTTCATAACCAAGGTTCACAGAAAAGTTACCGCTTCCGTCTGTTGTAAACGACCCACACGTAATCACATTGTCTGAAGCGGACGGGCCAAAGCCTCCTGCGTTGTGGGCGAATAGGTAGGCGACATAAGTGTTGCCGTTAACGTTTAGATAGTTGTTTGGGTCAGAACTTCCAAGGCTATTTAACACCCTAAAAAATCCGTTATACGACCCATCCACTGAACCCCAAGTGATTGTTTCAGAATTAACAGTTGAGGCACTAGCAGTTGAGTTAAGAATCAGGTTTTGATTTACAACTGCTAAGCTTCTATGTACCACCATCCAATTTGTTGAACCAGTGGACGTGCACTTAACCATGATGCAACCGGGAGTGCTTCCAAGCGAATGTGTTACATCCTGATAAGTTGCGCCATTCCCCGTATAAGTCACAATATCAAAGAACTTTCGTTGCTTTCGGAATGTCCATGAAACCTGAGTTTGCCCTGAACTATTAACTACGGTACTTGAATTTGGTCCAAGAGTGTACCCAGTTGTTGTGGCAGAGGTAATGTCATTTGAGCCTTGAAAAGCACTACCCTGACTTCCAGACGTTGTGTTGGAAATCAAATACTGGGAAGCGACGGTATCGGCAAGATAGTTGTTTTGGGCATTACTTCTGCTTTTTGTCCAAACCAATCCACCCTTAGTAGACAAATCAATACCATTGGTAATATTTTTTGTGGTGCCATTGCCTGTATAAAGGAATGCACTAAACACATCTTCAATATAAACCGGTCTAGCAGAACCAGCTGCGCCTTGCTGCAATAATTTAGGAGTTAATGACATAGATTATGCTGTGTAACCAATCAATGAAGAACCACGCCATGTTGTTCCAGTATTAGCTGTTGAGAAGATTAACAAGTCTTTACCTGAAGATGTGAGTGTTGGTGCCGTGTTGGCTGGCCACCTAACAGCTGCTGGGAATGTAACAGTATATGCACCGCCATTTGCCAACTCAATAACAAAAGAACTATCTCTTGCGACAGGAGCACCAGTGAATACAAATGCTGTTGTTCCTGCTGGATTTACAACAAAGTAATTTGCAAGTGCTACGTTAATCGTATTACTTGAGGTTGCCAATGTTACTACGTTCATAGCAACACCGCCATATACATCTAATGAAGTATTGGCAATTGCACCAGATGTGTTACCAACCGCAAATGGTCCACTTGAGTATGTTGGTACCGCACTAAACGCTACGTTAGCTGCATAAGTCACACGACCATCTATGCCAACTGTAACAACTGGAATCTGTGTTGCGCCACCATAAGAGCCGAATGTTACACCAGTATTACTTAAATCAGAAGATGGAATTGTATAGGCTGCAATTTTGGCACCAGTGATTGCACCATCGGCAATAGATGCCGTTAAAACTGTACCATCACTAGGTACAAATTTACTTATGATACTGTTTCTATATGTGACAAGAATGTTACCAGTACCGGACGATGGAGCACCGTCAAACGTAAGTGTTGTTCCACTTACAGTATAAGCCGTAAATGGGTCTTGTTGGACATTGTTAACGATAACTTCAATATCACCAGTAGCAAAAACTGTTCGTGATAATGTAAAAGCCGTTGTCGTATTATCACCATTAAACCTTTCGGTCAATGATACGAAAGCTGATGTGGATGGTGTATTACCGATATACATTAACTAATCTCCAGCACCGATAAAATAACGTCTGCGTTGGCGGTTGCTGAAACCTTAATTGCATCAGTTGCTTCCAGTACCAATTTTTGGTCTCCGCCAATTGGAACTAAAGCACCACCAACTGCAATAGTTGCTTCTTTAACCATAAAATAGTCTGTGCCACTAACCGTAATGAATACGTTAGCGCTAATTGGTGATGTAGTCATATTAGCAATACTCATGCCAATGACTGTTGCTTGAACACCAGCGCCAGCAGTAAATATAGTCTGTGCAGCTGTGTTTGCATTTTTAACGTGATAATTTTTAAAAGAATTGGCCATGTTTTGATATCCTTAATGCCGTATTTATATTAGCCTAATGCTATTGCAAAGGCAAGACTGTCGCCAGTTGATACTGTTGCCGCATTCGCAATGTTAGCGTAAATTGCTGTATTAGCAGAACCTGAAAGCTGTGTAACATTTAAATTGCCACCAATTGTCACATTTGTGTTGGCATAGAATGTTGCTGAGTTACCACCATCTGTTAGGTTGTTGGTCGTAGTGATTAAAGACTGTGAAGCACCCAGCCATTGTTGGAATGTATTTGCCGTGGTTAGTTGATTAATTGCCATTATTGTCCCTTAGACGCAATCTGTTGTAACAGAGATTTGATTTCTCTGAATTCATCTTTTATTGATGCTATTTCATCAGATAAGGATTCGACAGTTGTTTTCATATCTTTTTTATACTTATGTTCCATCATAGCACCACGATTGATATTAATAATCGCTTTGCTTTTAGAATCCCTGACCAGGTCAGGGTGGCCTTCTACTTTGTATTCCATATTATGCCAATGCAACTAAACGTAGGTTTTTACATTTTGGTATCTGAGAACTATCATCAGACAAGAATACAATCTTAAATACGATTGCATCAAACTGTGGAAGGTTTTCTACCAATTTTTCTACTTCATTAAATTCGCCACCAAGAGAAGCTTGAACAGTTATGCCAGTAATTTCGGTATACTCTTTTTCTCTCAAATCAACTGTATCGCCAACTTCACTAATCTTGTAGAAGAACTTGATGTTAGCGTTTGTTGGTTTGGCCACATCTACGTAGAACTTAAACGAAGTAGATGGGTTGGTAAAATCGATTTCTCTTGTAATGTATTTAGAATAGGCTGATCCGTCATATGCAGCTTCTTCTGCAATGAAGTTTCTACCATTTGTGATAGTGTATGTTGCAGTTGCATTTGTGGATACATTTTGTGTACTTACATTATAGATGGAGATGTTTGCACCAGCATCTGTAACATCAATCACTCGGTATTGACCAGCATTCACACCGTTATTAGCGGTAACATTAATATATGTACCCTTAATAATTGATGTAGCATTAATCTTGTCTTGTGAACCTGATAGTGTAATTAGGCCTTGAGCACCAGACACTTGAGTAAAGATGATGTTATTAGCATTAGCAATAGTAACAATATCATTTGCAGAGATTTTATTTTGTGTGCTGTAAGTTGGGTTGTTAATCAAGTTACGAGCAAACACACCACCAATTTGTTTAGTGTCAATTACTGGTGAAACCAAGCTAGAAGACGTTGAGAATTCAATTCTATGAATAAACGGATTAGTGTTGCTCATTGCAACTTGTTTATTCACATTACTTGCCAATGTCTTAGTAGAATTGAAGTTTACATCATCTAATGCAATTGTAGTAAATGCAGAATCAACGCCATACGTGGATGAACTGGTTGTCTTAATCTTATTAACCAATGTTGTACCGGATGGAACAACGGCAGAGATTACAGGATAGTAAGTGTCATATGCAAAGTCTGTAGAAACTTGAATACTAGCACCACCAGTACGTGTTGTTTGCGTAATAGCATTCGACACATTAGATGGCAATGTAATTGTGTATGAGTCTAATGTTGTATTATCAATTGTAAAGGTTTGAGCATTTAATGAACTTACATTGATACCAAAGAAATTAGAGTTAGCAGATGAATTAATCAGATTACCATTTAATGGGAAACCATTAAGTTTGATTGAAGAACCTGTAACTTGGCCATGTGCTGGATGAATCACACGCATGATGTTGGAGTTTGCGTAAACTTCAAATGGGTCAATACCCAAAGAAATTTGGTCATAATATTCATCATCAACATTAAACTCAACAACACCAGTTACAGACGTATCAAATTCTGCACGATACAAATTAAACTTCATATCTTGGAATTGGTCAGCCTGCCACGTTGAAGCATTTTGTGATTTGAACAATACACCAATATATGGTTGTTCAGCAATAAATGCATTAGTTAGAATGTCGAATTCACCAACTTGTGCAATCCAAACTCTATAGTTGATAGAATCGGACAATAGAACAAAAGCGTATTCACCAGAATCTAAGAATACTGGACTCCCAAAACTAATTGATGTTGCTGTGCTACCATCAGTTGATGTATTAATGTTAGTAGGATAAACAACAACTTCAGATGATGGCAAAATAAACGAACCAGGAACACCGTTTTCCATTTTGCGAATTTGAACACGCATTGGAATAGTATCATCTTTACTTGAGAAATAAACATCAAGTTTAGACAAGTAGATTGGTGTATTGATAAAGAATGATTGCGCTAATGGATCCATGCCACCAGCAGACAAACAGTTTGCACCATAAGAATAACCAGCAGTTGGCTCTGCCTTAACTGTTGTAAGTACAGCTGACTGAGCATCACCTTTCCAATAATTACTTGTATTAGTTGCCTCAGGTACAGCACCGTTTATAGCTGCAATTGCATATGTAATTTGTTTAGCTGTAAAATCAGAAGCTACTTCTTTTGTTCCGCCATTGTTTAAATGGATTTCTGTAATGCCATTAACACCATTTTTGCCTTGTTCGTTATTTCTAATACCCGCATCAGTAATTTGTTTTGTGAGTGCATACAAATCAGCAGCTGCTGTATTATAATCGCCAATTGTAATTAAGTCAGGAGAAATTGCACCAACGTCAACAAAAGCGCCACCATTAACACTAGAAGCGCTAATCAAAGCATTAATACTTGCATAACCTTTGTTGGTAACTTGCTTAGAAAAAGAATCATACCAATATTGTTTTTCACTAGGCGCAGGATTGCGGCCAAAGGCATAACGATAAGTCACATCCAGATAATCTGGCGTTGGTGGCACAGGAGCTGGAGCAGGATCTGGTTCAACATATTCAGGAACATATGCCGATGCAACATAAGTTGGAGGTGGTTCCAAAATAACTTGTGGAGCTGGAACCGGTTTCTTAATCAACTGGCCATTTGAATTAAATTTCGCAACAGCAAAAGTTTCAAAGTCAGTACCACCAGCTGTAGAATCTGTTACAACAAACGTTGATTCACCAGTTGGCAAGTTAAACAAATTAGCCAAGTAATGGAACTCACCTGTAAGTTTACCTGTTTCATCAGTAATCAAGTTTTGTGAGTTTGCAGTAGCTGCAGCGGCCAATGCAGAGTTAGCGCCAATAGGATTTGTATTGATGCTATTACAATAGTTTGTAACATTGATGTTATCGAAGAATATATTAACTCTTGTCTTAGGTTTCATGCCCTCAGCAGTAAATGTAATTTTCACTGAGCGCATTTTTGGAACAAGAGCAGAATTTGTTACCAAATCATTGTTTGTTTTAGTATCTTGTCCCTCTGAAACAGCATAGTCAAGACCTGTCCTATCGTCTGTTCTTTGGCTGCCGTAATAGTTGGTTCTCCAATTACCCCAAACTGCATTATATGTACCCTTAGATTGTGAGGTAGCACCGAATTGGTCATAGTTGCCATTTTCATTTTTAGCAACCATCGGCAATTCTTCTTCACTAAACCAGATATCTGATGGTGGATCCAACTTGATAGAACCAGTCCATGTGATAACACTAAATGGGTTAATGTTTTCTGTCTTACTTGCCTTTTCATTTTTAATGTATGAAACGTCAGTATATGGCAAAGTAATCAAATCGTTTGTTAAAACATAATTGTTTGCAGTTCTTGCTGGTGTTGTTAAATTAATTTCTTGCAACGGAACAAATTGTGTTTTGGAAAGAGGTCTCAATTCTTTCTTAGTGTAATCAATAGAAACACCATAGTCACGGTTATAAACATCACCAACACCATGGCCAGCAAAGTTATCTACAACAAAACCATTTTTGAATCGGTCAAAACCATTTGAATCTTGAATCTGTAAAGACTGTGTATCTTTCTCCAACAAATTCAATGTTGTGTAATATTCCAAATTCTTAACACGGTTTTCGATACGACCAATGTCACGCATTGTGTATCTACGATTATCAATAGTGGTTACTTCAATATCAGAAGTAATATCAAACACATATGGTTTTTGTTTAATTACAAACAAAGGCATTGTATCATCAGACACATTTGGCTCTTTAGGATTTAAAGAACTAATACCTTCAACAATAGAAAATATGCCATTCTTATCGAGGACAATCTTATCAGTTCTTGGCAAGTAATAAGAATAATCAGTTAGAACATCGCTAGATGGATCAATGAAGTCGTTTACAACAGCACCAGCTCCAGTGAATCCTGTGCCAGCATCATTGATTCTTGGTCTGAAGTCCAAGCAATCTCTTAGTTGGTAAGTTTTTCTGTTATCGGTAAATGTAGGAATATCTTTATAGGCAATTCCAGTATATGAGTTTACCGAAAAGTAATCACCAGAACCATGGGTAAAGTAATCAAAGGTAATACGAATTGGGTTAGTTGGTTTTGGTGAACCAGTTTTCAGTCTAACTTTGCCAAGGCCATAATACGTTAATTTTTGGCCATTGTCTAATTCATATCTGTCAGTAATGTCAACGTCTCCTGTCGTGTTATACGCAGTTCCAAACGCATCTGGAGACATCATTACAGATGTTAGTTTATAGACGTCAGCCTTACCTAAAGACACGACAGTTGCCTGAGCAGTATTGGCATCGGTATAATCAATTGTGGCACCAGACACCAAAGTTTTAGTTTTCTTGTCTGCCGCAGTATTTGTCTTTGTAAGTTTGCCAACAAGTGCCACGTCAGCAGTAGCATAGGCTGATACATTGGCAGGCGAGTTTGACAAAGCAGCAAGGTTAATAGTAACAGAAGTGCCGCCAACTGCTCGTGTCACAAAAGTTGTTGGATTCAAATATTGACCAGCGTTTGTACCACTCTTAACAACCAAGATGTAAGACGATGTGGAGATACTGTCAAAGGTCTCATCAGTACCAGCTGAAATGGTTACAGTATTAGAAGATAGCGTTCTTGCATATGAACGCTTAACATCATAAGAAGTTTCAATGTTTGTTGGGTCAACAGTTTTAATTGTTGAATATGGCAACTCAAACAAATGTGACAAGTATTGTGTTTCATTATATGCAGCTGTATCGTAAAATGCAATGATACCAGTTTGATTAGATGTTGGTGCAGTAGCTACCACTAAACTCACAGCATTTGTAACAGAAGTAATTCTATAACTTATACTGTTAATTGAAATAAAATCATTAGTTGTTACTTCATTGGTAAACAATGTAGCAGCACCAGTAATTACATTACTTCCGTTTGTTGTTGAAACAGAACCAGATAATGCAATTTGTGTTGGCGAAATGTTAGCAGTAAAATCTGCATAACCAGTATTGTCAACATACAACTGTTTAACATCACGCTCAAAGACATAACCAGGCGTCATAGAAACGTCAAATAACCAGCACTTGTAAATTGCAGTTGTAGTGCCTGCTGTGCCAGAACTGAATTCCATGGCTCTAATTTTACCAGTACCAATTGCAGTACCACTAGAAGAACCAGCAGTCACAGTATATTGGTCATAGAATGACACAGATGGCAACAACGACAAATCGGGAATTGAACTTAAACCAGTGATGTAGATATAGTTACCAATTGTTGTACTAACTACACCATTGTTTACGTTAGCATATTCTCTGGCTTTATTTCCAATAGTATATTTTGTTCGAATGTTCTCAACTTCATAACCACGAACGTATGCTTTTCCTGGCTGAATGATAGTCATTAACTTGTTATCATCACCACCATTAGCAGCCTCATAGTAACCATTACTTGAGACATTACTGCTCTTCAAATGGTTAATGATATTCAAGGTGTAAGGTTTTACAATGTAGTTGCCAGATTCGTCATATGTTCTTCTAGCAAATGTGTCACCCAAGATACTGTATCGTGGATCCAAGTTCTGAGAAATGACTTCACCATTTTCAATTTTAATTAATTCAATGAAGTTGGGGTCATCGTTAGCATTAAATGTGACAGGACGTGTGGCCAAGTCCAATGCAATTTTATAACGGTCGGCACCAGGCGCAATATAGTTACTTGCACCAACAGCTGGGTCAAGTAGTGAAGTATCTTGTGAAGAAGTTGTTGTAGATTCTGTTACTTGGAAACCAATAATAGTATTGTTAGCCAAAGCATATTTTCCTGCAACCAAAGTTTGATTGTCAAAATAAGCAAACACACCTTTAGTGAAGATAACACCAGATGATACAGAGAACGCAGTAGCTACACCAGTTGGAGTAGTAGCTGCAACTTGTAATGTCACATTGCCTGATTGTGTGGTAATTAACTCACCAGCCTGAAAGACTGTGTTAGAACCACCAGAATATGGTTGTGATGCTGTATATTTTACGTAAATGGTTGATGGGTCACCACCAGATGTTGAACTGATAGAATTAACAACAATAGCTTTTACGTTAGAAGTTAAACCTGTAATCGTTTCATTAATCAACGAAGAAATTTTAGTGTCAGAAGTATTAGCACCATATGATGCCGTCAATTTAACATAGTTGTACTTATTATCAACAGCTTGACCACCAGGAACAACGATTGAACCTTCTTTATAGATGCCTTGGCCAAAACGCTCAATTTGTTTTTGTAGTGATGTTTGTAACTGTGTTAATTCACGAGCCTGGACTGCACGACCTGGTCTAAACAAGATACGATAAAACTGTTTCGTTTCATCGTAGTCGTCATAGTAGGGATTAACATTATAGTTCTGCGCCATAAATTGCCTTTAAAACTGTATTACAAATTTAATATTTTCTGCTTGGCCATCTGCTCTATCAGTTTTGGCCGCATTCTCAACATAGAGAATGTCACCAGAATACGGTTCGAATTCTGGATTTATTTGTGAAACGATTGTTCTCGATACACCTGAAGTTGTTCCAGTTAAAGAAGCACCAACCACAAATGTTCCTTGTGTATTTGTCATTTTAACTGAAGTAGAGGTCTGAGAATAAACATAACCATATGCTGTTGCTGTATTTACTGAAGCACCTTGGTAAACATACTCATTAAGGGAATATGATGAACCCGCAGTCAATGTAATAGTTCTCGCCTGTGAAATAACAGCATTTGCTGTTGAATTATTTGCTACTGATGTAACGCCATATTTATGTGGGTTCCTAAGCAAACCAAATTGTCTAAAAGCAGTATCTACAGAAATTAAACCACTTTCTGTAGAATCAACTTCTCCAATTTTACTTGCAACCATAACATTAGTAGCAAGTAAGTCTTTAACTGGATTCTTTGCATGGCCATATTTTGGCGCAATGATACAACGAGCATTTGCATTAGTTCCAGAACCAAAGATGATGGCGTTAGCATACGTATAACCAGCACCAATTGTAGTTACTGTAATCTTATTGATTGCACCATTAGATACAGTTGCTGATGCAGCTGCCAAAGTGCCATCTCCGTCAAAGTAAATTCTTGTGGAGATTGACAGGTTGTTTGCAGTTGCGGCACCACCGCCATTAGCAGTAGTGGCAGAAGACAACGTAATCTTATTGTTTGGTGAATCTAAGTTGGAGATAAAAGCACCAACTGGAATACCAGTTCCTGTAACAGACATGTTGGAAGAAACATTAGTTGTATTGGCCAATGTAAGAATTGTGCAACCTGTTCCAAATGCGGAACAAGTAATAACGTTATGGTAATAACCTGTACCGCCAGTTTGAATAACCACAGTTGTCAATTCGCCAGCAACCACACCCGTATCATCTAAACTATAGTCAGACAATGTACTAGCGGTGTCAGACCTTCTTGGTGTTGGAATCCAATCGTTAGTTAAAAACTTGTTGGAAGAACGAACATTAAACATGTACTTCCAAATATAACTGTCGGCTGTTGAGATTACACCATTTGAAGTGGTATAGTCTCCTGTTGGTTCAACTGTCGAATTAGCCGTTGCATTATTAGACAAACATTTGTAAACATTTTTAGTCGAAGTAATGACATACATCGGTTTCAAGTTTTGACTAACGTTTGCGGTAATTAAGTTTTCCAAGCCAATAGTGTCGTCATACTGGCGGTACTTTGTGTTTGCCGTCCAGTTGACCCTTGGAATAACATGTTCTACGTCATTTGCAGTAACTTTCTTAGCTGCAAACATATTGTCCCAAACTTCTTTTTCATTTGAGATGGTTTCTACGATTGAATCTGGAGATGCCTCATTAGCATATGCCACGTGGCCACCAATGAAGACGTATTCAATTGATGGAGTAGTATCGCTAAAAGAGTTTTTAAATCTCTCAGCGCTATTCAAAGGTAGTTTTTTTGATGTGTAATTTGTTGCCATGAACTATATTTATGTTACAATTATCAAAGATTGTGAGTTGGCATTGGTTGTAAATGCACTGGATACAGTTAAAGATGTATTACTTGTAATAGCATTAACTGTTCTGATTTGATTATTTACAGAGATGTTTGAACCAACTGTTAGAATGCCACGACTGTTGGCCGTAACAAATTTGGTCAAAGTACCTGTTACGTGAATTGAACTATTGACATTGACTCTGCCGGAAACAGAAACTTGTTTATCCGAAGACAAACTAATATTTGTGTCAATAGTTCTGTTAATTGGATATTCAGCATACTGTTTGAAACCAGCTGGGTGTAACAATCCTTTTAAAATCTCTCTATACTTAGAGAATTCAACTTGTACGGATGTCACATAAACAAAGTCCGTGTAATAGTTTAGGCCTTCAAGTTTTCTATCCAATGAGGACAGAATACCTTCTGAACTATTCCATTTACCTGGGAATGAAACATAAGACCTTTCAATTACGGCCTCAGCAGTCGCAGTTCCATCTCCAGACTGTGATAAATCAACCGCAGGCAAAAACTCATAACCTGAACCGGTGTCAGTAACACGAATTGATTGAATCTGGCCAACAACTGTAGATGTGTTACCACTAATGAGCTCTGAGTCACCCATAATAGAAACAATCTCCACGTTAGCATTTACAGCTGATGTGTTTGCAGAAGAAATGGTAATAGATGGGAAATTGTCTTGTACGTAACCTTGGCCACCAATTAAATCTCGGTCATATACACCAACTTTTGCAAATGTGGATGTTTTAGTGAATGCTACGTTGACATTGAATGATGTTGATGATGTGATACTGTTAATGTAACGAGCTTCCAAATTAATCATAATCTGGTCACCAACGAACAAATCAGATGTGAAGTTTGTTCCAGTACCAGTAACTATAATATCACCAGATGATGCGTTTGCGGTACCTGGAATTCTGGAAGGACCAAATTCAATCCTAGTAATTGCACCAGTTGAACTGACGTTAGTTACCGCAGCTGCAGCACCTGCACCTGTTGTTGATGGTGGGTTTGCACCAAAGACAACTTCATCGCCTTTTTTATAACCTTGGCCGCCAGCATTAATTCTGATTCTACCTAAAGAACCAAAGTCTTTTAATCTAACGTTTGTGTTAGCAATAGCCAAAGGACTATTAGCATTATACGTTATAGTATTACTTGATGAATTTGATGAAAGAATGGATACATTGGTGATTGGACCTAATGAGGTCAATGTTGTTCTGGACAACGCATCAACAATTCTTGTACTTGCATTTTCACCAGTTGGAATTACATTAGCTGGAAATCCATAATCTGTATTTGAAAGTTGTATACTAGAATATGTCGAGATAACATCAGTAAACAAGGTGAATGTGTTTGGACTAAGTGTACCGCTTGTGTCAACCGTATTAATCGCACCAGTAACAACTGTGCCACCTGGACCAAATCCTTTAAAATCATCACCTGATTGGAATCCTGCACCACCAAAACGGACATTCATTACGTCCACAAAACCTGTTGAAATAGAATCAACTACAGCTTCTGCTCTGGTTGTAAAACCACCACCATTAATTGGAACTTGGTCGCCAATATTGTAACTTGCGCCGCCATTGATAACATTGATTAGGTTAACAGTAGAGATGGTGTTAGAACCAATGGTGATTAATGTTGTTCCATCATCACCAATAATCTCACAGGTAATTTCTTCAGCATTTAGGAATGTGCCATCTAAATTCTTGGTATTGATGTATAATTCAATTGCTGTTTGTTGTGTAATCAACCTTGGTGCGGCACGTTCAACAATTGCACTGGCACCAGATGTTGTACCAATAATTCTTCTGGAATTAAATGCGTCAAAGTCAAAGCTTGGATAATATACTTTGATAACCATGCCAACTGGCGGTGCGGTATAAAAGATTAACTTTTTAGTTTCTTTACGTACAGTATATCCACTATTCAACAAAACACCATTTTCATACACACGAAGGTCTGTTATAAGTGCTTGCTGAGCCAAATAGAATGTGGTGGTTTCACCATCACCAACATA